GCGGCCATGGTTGCGCCACTGGATGGCGCGGGAACGTTCCTGCGGCGTCCAGGCGGTAGTCATGCCTGCTTCCGAAGGCTCATTCTGTTGGTTCCTTTTCAGGCTCGGCGGATTCCCCGAAAACGTCGGGCCTCACCACGCGCAGAAATTTCATTTGGTGCTTGGGGATTCCGTCATTTCGCCATTGCGAGACAGCCCCTGGGGTCACCTCGCAAAGTTTCGCCAAGGCGCTAGTGCCGCCGAGGTCATCAATGATTTTGTTTGCGTCCATGCCATCACTTTAGCCGACTAAAGGACTCATTTCAACCCCCCCCATAAAGAAAAAAATGTTTAATCTGCCAGATATGCAGCAAGACATTGATTTCGGGAATTACAGCCTGCTAAAATTTCCTTGACACGGGCTTTAAGTTTGCTAAACTTCCATCAACGCAGGCGAATAAGTCAGTCTGCGGGGAACGGCAACCACAGGAGGAAAACGTGAACGCATCTGCGCAACCGAAAAGAAATGGCAATGACATCACCAGCATCCTGAAGCACCAGATCACGCGCTCGACCAACGGCGTGATCAGCCTCGCGCCCGGCATTGCGCGGCGCATCCTCGACGAGTGTAAATTCCACGGGCAGCGGCAGTGCAAGCCCTTTCGCGCCAACGAACACCTGATGCGCATCAACAAGGGCACATGGAACGACCAGTTCCCCATCACCTTCGCCCACCTGCCTGACGGGCAACTCTGGCTGGTCGATGGGCAACACCGTTGTGACGCCATCAGCCAGGCCGGCCGCTCTGTCGGAGTACGCATCAACGTCATGGAAGCCGCCACAGAATACGAGGCGCGGCGCATCTATGCCGGCTTCGACCGCCCCGAGCAGAACCGCACCCACAATGAAATGCTCGACGGCCTCGATGCCTACGAAAGCACAGGTCTCAAGCGCGACACGGTGCGCTGCCTGTTTCGCGCGCTGCCGCTGATCCTCAACAACATGGAGATCGCGCGCAGCAACCAACTTGAGAGCGCACACGCGCGCAGCGTCGAGACGCGCATCGACATGCTCTCGTCCTGGGTGAAGGAAGCGACCGCCTACGAGCAGATCGTGCAGCAGGCAGAACCAGCCCTAAAACGGCCGCTTTACGGCTCTGCCGTCATGGCTGTTGCGCTCTACACCTTCCGCCACCAGCCGACGCGCGCCCGCGAATTCTGGAGCGGTGTCTGTGGTTTGGACGACGACCTGCACAAGGACGACCCGCGCCAGCGCCTGATGTGGGACTTGCTCAATCGAAACCTGAGCAGCGGTCATGTGCGCCAGGGCGTGCAGATGGCCAGCATCGCATGGTCGAAATGGTTCAATGGAGATCGCATCAAAATGATCAAGTGTTACGAAGGTTCCCCCATCGTCATCCTTGGCACCCCGCTGGCGAAGGGGAACAAATGAACGCCGTCAGCATCCCGCTTGACCTCGTGGTGGCGGCGGATCATGCCCGACCTGTGGCGGGCGCCGCCGTCGACATCCTCGCGCACAGCATGGCGCAGATCGGCCTGCTGCAGCCCGTCATCGTCGTCAAGGCCCGCGTCAATCGCGGCGCCATGACCGACGGCTACCGCATCGTTGCCGGCGGCCACCGACTGGCAGCGGCGCGCACCCTGGGCTGGGAGACCATCCCCGCCTTCGTCCTCGACAGCGATACCGGCAACCTCGAAGCCGAACTGATCGAGATCGACGAAAACCTCTGCCGCGCCGAACTCACCCCGGCGCAGCGGGCGGCAGCGATTGCCCGAAGGAAGCAGATCTGGGAGGCGCTGCATCCCGAGAATAGTGGAAACAGTTTTTCCACTATTGGGCCAGGTCGCCCGAAAGAGTTCGCCGCTGACACCGCGAAAGCGGCCGGCATGACCAAGCAGTCGATCAATCAGCACCTCTCCCGCGCCTCCGTTCTCGGGGCGGATCTGCAGGCCGTCGCCGGCACGAGCCTGGACAAAGGGGTCGAACTCGACGCCCTCAAGGCCATTCCGGCGCCGGAGCGCAAGGAACTGATCTCGCGCGCCCGCGCCGGGGAAAAAGTCAGTGCCCGCAAGCCGGCGGCGCGGCTCAGCCTGACCATCGAGTATTTCAATGTGCATGACGGCGCCTGCAGCATCGCCCGCGCCATCATCGTGCGAGATCGGGCGCTCGCGCTGGCGCTGCTCGACGAACTTGACACGCAACTTCAGGAGGCAGCATGAACACCTACATGAACCAACTGCGCGGCGACGAGGCGAAGATTGCCGAAGATAATCCCCTCATCAACGAGGCCGCCATGCTCGAACGCATCGGCCGCATTTCCGCCCTCACCCACTATTACGCCGGAGTGGCCGACTTCGAAGCCGCCCAGCGCGAGCGCCTGAAACGCGACCCGAAGGCGCTGGCTACCGCCTTCTTCGACCAGATCGGCGGACCGAGTGCCGAGGACATCGGCGTCCTGCTGCGCGAGATTCAGCAATGCCTGCGCCTGCGGCCGGAGCTCAATGACGCCATGGGCTACGTCGAGGAAGCCGCCGCCTGCGCCGAATTCGAGGCCAAGGAAGAACGCGAACGCGCCGAGGAAGCCGAGGAACGCGAGCGGCTGACCAAGGAAGAACAGCGCGCCTCCCTGATCGGACGGGGGATGCTCACATGCTGACCGTGCGCGAAACCATCAAGGCGGCACTGGCCGTCCCCCATGCGCCGACCGATCGGCTCTATACCGACGGCCACACGGTCGAATGGTTGCCGGTGCCCAAGCCGGGGTGGTATCGCCTGGCCGCCGTCGAAGTGCGCGATGCCTACGAACAGACCGACGCCAGCGCAGGCTGCTGCGACATCGGGAGGGCGGCGGCATGAGGCTCGAGAACCGCACCGTCTGGCAGCTTGCCTTCCTGGCCTTCCGGCAATGGCTGGCCAGGCCCAGCAAACTCACGGCGCGCAGGCCGGCATGAACCGCCTTTACTGCCTGTGGCTTCACTTCCTGCGCTACGCCAACGCCATTGAACTGTATGGCGCGCGGCAGTCCGGGAATATCGAAGCCGTCGCCTGGTGCCGCATCCGCATCGCCGCCCTGGACCAACAGATTCACAAGATGGAGATCAACCTATGAACGCCCCCGACTTCACCCGCGAACGCCTGACCGGCCTGGGCGGATCGGACATGGCCGCAGTGCTCGGCCTGTCGCCCTACAAGAGCGCCGTCGACGTTTGGTTGGAGAAGACCGGCCGCGCCGCGCCGCAGGACGGCACTCTGCAGATGCGTTTCGGCAGCTACGCCGAGGAATTCGTCGCCAGGGAATACAGCGATGCCACCGGCCGCGCCGTGCAACGCTTCAATCCGATGCTGCGCCACCCGGATTACCCGATGGTGATCGGACACATCGACCGGCTGGTGGTGCCTGATGGCGCCAAGATCGCCGCCCACAAGCGCGAGATTCGCACCGACCGGCTGCTGGAGTGCAAGACGGCCTCGGCCTTCGCCGCCTCGAATGCGGCAGAATGGGGGCTGGCAGGCACTGACAACGTGCCGACTCAGTACCTGGTGCAGATCGCCGTCTACGCCGCCCTGACGGGGTGCCAGTATGCCGACTTGGCTGTGTTGTTCGGCAACCAGGAATTGCGCGTCTACAACCTGCGCCGCGACCTGGAGCTTGAGCGCGAAATCCTCGCCCGCGCCGCAGAATGGTGGAAGCGCCACATCGAAGGCGACATTGAGCCCGATCCGCGCGACGAGGCCGACGTGCTGAAACTCTACCCGCGCGACAATCAACTGGCGTGCGAGGCGACAGCGGAAGTCTCCGAAGCTGTGAAACGTCTCGCAGCAATAAAACTCGGCATCAAGAAACTTGAAGATGATGAGCAGGCCGAGCGCGACATCATCACAGCGCACATGGGCGAGGCCGGCGTCCTGACCTACCAAGGATCCACCTTGGCGACCTGGAAGGCGGCGAAGGACTCGATCCGAACCGACTGGAAAGCCGTCGCCAACGCCGCGCACGCGCCGGCAGAGATCATCGCCGCGCATACCACCACCACGCCGGGCAGCCGGCGCCTTTTGCTGAAATAGGAGGATTCAAATGGGAGAAGTCGCCACAGTACAGCCGCCGTCTTTGTTGTCCAAAATGGCCGCGCGGTTTTCCGTCGAACCGCAGAAGATGCTCGCCACGCTCAAATCAACCGCCTTCAAGGGCGAGGTGTCGAACGAGCAGATGATGGCCTTGCTGATCGTCGCCGATCAGTACGGGCTGAATCCCTGGACGAAAGAAGTCTACGCATTCCCCGACAAAAACAATGGCATCGTGCCAGTGGTCGGCGTCGACGGCTGGGCGCGCATCATCAACTCGCATGAGCAATTCGACGGCATGATGTTCGAACAGGATGAACAGTCCTGCACCTGCACGATCTACCGCAAGGACCGCCAGCATCCGGTTGCCGTGACAGAGTACATGGCCGAGTGCAAGCGTAACACCGGGCCGTGGGGCAGCCACCCGCGCAGAATGCTGCGGCACAAGGCCATGATTCAATGCGCGCGCCTTGCTTTCGGCTACGCCGGTATCTACGACCAGGACGAGGCAGAGCGCATCGTTGAGCGAGACATCACCGCGCATGCCGAGATATTGCCGATGGATCAGCCAGCCAGCCGCACCGAAGCCGTGAAGGAAAGACTGCGCGGCAAGAAACCGGACGCGGCGCCCGCCGCCGATCCGCAGGACGACGCGCTGCGCCAAGTCGAACAGGGCGGCGCAGGACAGCCAGCCATCACCTACGCTCAGGTAGCCGACGCCATCCAAAAGGCGCAGACCCTCGACGCACTCCATACCGCCGCCGACCTGATCGGAGAGGTTTACGACGAACGCCAACGGGAGGAACTCACGGCGGCTTACAAGGTGCGGGAGAGCGAGATTTGACGGCGGAAGCGCTGCGCGCTGGCGGGCGGCTCGTAACTACGGAGAAAGGAAACGACGTGAGCGCAGTAATCCAGAAGGCGAACCAAGACCTTGATGTGCTGATGCAGCGAATTGCCGAGCGCCTGGGCGGCAAGTACCGGCTGACGCTGATTTGTCGCTATGACGGCGGCGACCTTGAGGACGCGGACATCCTCAAGAGCGACGATGATTTCGAGAAGGCGATTGCAGCAATGCGCCGACTCATGAACCGGGCGCCGGTGTGACGCACAACGGTGGCGAGTTGTTGTCCGACCGAGCCGCCCGCCAGCGCTGCGCACTGGCGAACGTACAAAGTGACCGGCGCTCCGCCACCACGGACGCCAACAAAGGAGACGAATCATGAGCAACCTCGAACCGCAAACGAAGCCCGAGGGCGGAGCGTCCGTGTCGACTGCCATGTTAGGTACAACGCTTGATCTATTGAATAAGCATTTGCCAAGAAATCCGCCATGGGGGCCGGGGCAATACGTGTCCGTTGAGGCACTCTCCATTCTGGTACTAGCCGAGCGTGACGGGTTTCGCGCCCAATGCGCTCGTGACTCTGCGGACGCAACCAACACCGAGCGCCAACGGTGCGCCGATGTTTGCGAACGCCGGGCGGATTCGCTGCGCGAAGGGGCCGCTGTTGCGAGACAGTGTGCAAAGGACATCCTCAATGGTGCCTAACGCTGAGGTAACAGG